ATCTTCCTAAAAGTATTTTTATCAATATATTCAACTTTATTACCACCACCCGTGTGTAATTTTCTTAACTTTTCATTAGATTCTTTTGCAGTAGTATCAATATAATCAGTGGCTAAATTTCGTTCTGGTTTCAATGTTTTATAACTCATTTTAAACGCCATTGCAAACGCAGAAAAGAAATCATTAATCGTGTCGAGCACGGGCCCCGCTCCCGGAACCATTCTCATTGCCGAACCCGTCAACGAAGGAAGCGATATAGGAGCAAAAAGCCCCACATCCTTCGCCCCCCCAGCAGCCAACAACTTAGATAAATTATAAAGAGTCCGCCCCGAAAGTTGTCCGTAAGTATACGTCAAATATTGAAACGCATTATTAAGTTTTTCCTGATAAAATTCCAACTCGATATTATTTAATTTTTTCAAATACCGTTTCCTTTGCTTCAAAATGTCTTTCTCAATTTCAGCAATCTTCTCTTCACTAAGATTTCTGCCATTTTTTATAGAATTTTCATCTTCATATTTAATCCATTGAGATTTATTATCCTCTACGCCATAAAAATATGTTGTAGGGTTAATAATTTGGTTATTCAGATTGTCTGTAATAGTATTAGAATTACCAAATAACTTCTTATTTTCTGGAAATTCAGTCTTATCCTCAAGCTGTTCCTTAATACCTCTAATATATTCTTTCTGTTGTGGCGCCAATAAATCGTCATCATCAGGGTGTGTAATTTTATACTGTAATTGCTTATTAATAGTTGAATATTGTATAAAAAAGTTTAAAAAATTACCACAATCTGCCAGAAAGCTTACCATCGCATTATCATCGCCGCCTTCTTGCTCACTAGATATTTTATCCAATTCCGCCTTCATACCGTTCATCCCACCGGTAAAACTATTAGATAATGCTTGCATCACAGTAAAAATGATACTCGATATTTTGTCGCTTGTAATATTAGAAGTATGTTTAATATCCTTCGTAACATCCGCAAAAACCTTTCCCACAGAATCAACACCCGGCGCCTTTCGATAGATATTAGCAGCAGTACTTTGTGCCATAGCCTGCATAGGACTATTTTTAGCTCGACTACCCAAACTATGTCTAATATTTGTATTAAGACTGTCATATTGCTGAGCGCGTTGCTTTGGTTGTTCCGCCAAGGACTTTTGAGATATTCTATTTGCTATCTGTTGTCCCTGATATAACATATTTTGTTGAGTTGTATCAGTTTTATCTTGTTCTGCTTGTAATTTATTCGCAGCCCCCCCATTCATATTATTACCTCCATATAAAGGATTTACTGTACCGTTCATATATATATTAAAAGTGAGCTTTTATTTATGACGAAAACACCAATTTACTCTTGATGTGCCTTAAATTCCGAAAAAGAAATTTCTCTCTTATTTCCAGACGATTTCTTAGGTTCACGAGCACGTTTCCACTCCTCTAACTTCCCCTTATGACTAAATTGGTTGGACCTATCGGTCATGATTCGATACCGCCGCCGTTTGATAGAATCTTTCCGTGTCTTGTTTGTATTGTATGATTTGAAGTTGGCAAAAACATCTCGCTCCCCCTTTTCTTCCTCCACACCAATATCCTTCTTCTCTTCGTCTTCTTTCTTCTGTGCCAATGCCTCGGCCTTACTCTTTTCCCATTCTTCCTTGTAATTCACGCAAACCGCCTTACAATCGTATTTCACCGCGTATTCGCGCGCCACTGCGTCTAAAGACATATAAGGAATATTCTTGTTATCTGCATAATACCAATAAGATTCATATTCGCTATTATAAGTCATAATGACTTTACCAAACGGTGTCTCAGTTTCAACAACGTAATTAAAAAGGCCTTTCAACGCCTCCTCATTTAATTCGCGATCATCCATATTTTCTAAATCAACGACAAACCCTTTGTTAAAGTCCAAAATTTCCTTGTTTCTCTTTCTAGCCACAATTTCCTCGTCTGTTGGCGCACAACAAACCAAATAACCCAATCCACCAACAATAGTACTAAATGTCAGAAGCGCCATAGCACACATAATATCACAATTTACGTTTTGCATATAATCGATATAATCGATAAAGTCAATACAATCGTCAATACCGATATAAGTCGTACAGCTAAACATTTTATCATAATCTAGACCGCTAGTAATATTCTCAAATACCATAGTGTAAATAAAAATTCAAAAATATATTTAAATCATATTAAATAAAAAAATAATATAATATAAATTGAAATCTGTTATATCGAAAATTAATATACACAATCATTATACAGATCAATCATGTCTCTTTCAATTCAAAAGCTTAGCGCATGCCATTCTGCAAAGAATGTCTTGATTACCATAATTAATTCCAGTAAAATCAATAAAATCAATATATTTGAACCTATTCCAATACCAAATCAAAATAAAAATTTTCAATCATTTTCACCAAAGTATGAGTATTTCAATAACGCTAATTATTCAATCGCAGAAATTCCACCACCATATTGTAGTGTATGTAATAAATTTATGACAACAAATCAATGTAGTAGTATGATTCAACCCAAAACTTGCCCCTTGCTCTAGATTAATAAGTCGCGCTCTCTAATACATATACTAATAATAACAAACTTCACAAATGATTATGTAAAATAATATAAAGATTTATACCTTACTATTATGCATATGAGTCCACCACTAATCAAAATATGTATGATTGCCACATTAATGAATACCGTAAATGCTTGGAGTCCAAGCAATTATCCTTTTTTACCGGCATCAACAGATACAACAAAAGTTCGCGATATGATTATTGAATCGCAAGGAAATAACAAACGAATTTTAGATATTGGTTGTGGGTTAGGATATTCTACCTCATCATCGGAGGGATCGCTTGGAATTGATATGGATAGCAGCAATGTATTAAATGCAAAAAAACTATTTCCAAATAAAAATTTTAGACAATCATTTGTGAATGCGCAATATTTTGACGAAGAATATGATGTAGTAACATGTATGTTTTTTTTGAACAATGTCCCACAATATGTTAGAAATAAGATAATTGATTCAGCAATCGAAATAGCAAAGGAGCGTGTGGTAATAGTCGATATGAACCCAGATTATGTACCCGAACTAAATCTGGTTAAACAAAGAGAATATATACCTGATTATATTAAAAATTGTCGTAAAGATTTGTCGTTATTTAATGAAAATGTATTAGTAGATGGACTATTGAATATATGGATATACAATAAAAAAAAGAACCAACCAAACACATACGAAATATACAACGAATATAAATTACAAATTCCAGATAGGCAAGTTAATAACGAACATTGGTCTAATGGAAAGATAATAAAATAAACAATAAAATAATGCTTCGTATATAAAATTTTAAAACTACTTTAAAATATTATATTATACATATACATAATGGATTTGGATGGATTTTTTATCGAAAGCGAAGTAAAGGATTCATCTATTCCTAATGCAGGAAAAGGGCGATTTTTCTTAAGAGACTATGAAAAAGGAAAGGTGATTCGCATACAAGAAATAGAAACAGATTTGCATATATTTAAAAATATTCAAGAAATTAGGTCAGTCGATGAAGAGTTGATTTTAAATTTTGGCCATAGCCGTTGTCAAAATTCCGATATTAATACAGATTATGTATACGTAAACAAAGAACCGTTGTATACAAATCATTCTTCAACTAATAACATTTCTTTCCAAATTCAAGCAGGAAAAAAGTTAACTTATTTAACTCGTGACGTGAAGGCAGGGGAAGAAATGTTACAAAACTATGAAGAGTATGCAACGAATCTGTGGTTTGAAAATTATTTACACACACATGGTAAGAAAAGTCTTCGTGAGTTTGGAATGGAATTTAATAAAGAGAATATGAACAACTATAAAGAAATAGAATTATAAAAGATAGAATTATAAAAGATAGAATTATAAAAGATAGAATTATAAAAGATAGAATTATAAAAGATAAAAACATTTAAAAACAAAAATTAACTTATAATTAATATAAGCTCAATTAGCTCAGTAGGTAGAGCATTGCACTTGTAATGCAAAGGTCCATGGTTCGAATCCGTGATTGTGCTAAATATATGATAACAATTTGCATGAAATAGAAAAGGAATCATAAAGTTAAAAAAATTCTATTTTTTCGTAAGTTTACTTACTTATACTTATTTATAAAGGCAATCAAATCCTTTCTTTCTTGTGGTTTCTTCATTCCAGCAAATACCATTTTTGTTCCTTTAATATACTTTTTAGGTGCTAGTAAATATTTATGTATTTTTTCATATAAATATTTATTGTTACGTTTTTTTGGCGTTTTGTTTAGTATCTTCCTCTAAAAACCGAATATAATCATTTTTTTTAAAATAAATGATTTTGTTTGCCTCTTCACTAAGTAAATTTAATACGAAAATATTCAAAAAATGTTTCATATTATTAGTTTTTAATTCATAATAATTTGGATTATATTTTTGCTCAATTAAAAACACATGATATTCCATAATCGCTTTATCAATATGCCATGTGTTTTTCTTATTGTCAAGAATATTAATTATATTTACATTTTCCTCACCCACCAAATTAATTATGATATACTGTGCGTTCGTTCTATTTACATATAATGGAAATACACTGCTATCGCATATTTGACGCATACCCCTATCGAGCATAATGCGATATTCCTTGTCCTCTATATTTTCTTGCTTCCATATATTAATCATATCACAACATTCATTTTTACCAATGACAACAAACTTATTAAATTTGCTTAACTGCACGCGCAATCGGTCTTGTTTAGTATATAAAAATGAAACATTCACATTTATTAAACAAAACAATAATATGTTATGTAAATAACTAACATTCATTAATATTACATATGTTATAATTTTATATTATAACATATATATTACTATATTACTATATTAATTGAACAATATCCTCTGGGATTTGCCCATTAATGTCATAAATCGGTTTTATTACATTAAATTTTTGAGATTCTAAATCATTGTATACGCTTCTTTTTGGATTGTAATCTATTGCATAGTGACCACAATTAATAACATTATGATATGCGCTAATTCTTTTCTGTAAAATGTCTTCCGGTCTTTGCTCTCTGGGAAAATAACAAATATAAGATGTAATTCTATTTAATTCAACCTCTTTTGTCTGACTCATCCCGACATTAGCATGAAGGGTTTTTGAGTTCCATAATACGAAACAGTTTGCAGGTATAAGCAGTTTAACTGCATAATCAACGTGAACATCCTCTGGATCAACCGGAATAAATTTATGTGATTCATCTAAATCAACGTAAAAGGTTTTGTGAGAACCTGGAACTACAATAAACCCTGCATCATCTTGATTTACTGGTAAAAAATTATAGGCTCCCTGAACAGAATATAATGTATCTTTCGGATTTTGGTCTACGTGTAACCAAACTCCCGACTGCTGTTCTGGAGAGAAAAAAACCGAAAGCCCATCATAACTAACCACTAACTCATTTGTATTATGTAATTTTCTCCATATATTCAGTATATTTTCATTTGTCCGCAGTCCCCACTGGAACTTAGCGTGACCCAAACCGTAGCCAGTTATCATGCCGATATCCCACACCATAGGACTATTTTCTGGTTTCCAAGTGTTTACATCGTGAAAATTAAAATTAGGAGTAACATGACTCCAATCCAAATAGAATTGTGTGAACAAGTCACTATATATTTCATCATCCAATATATCTTTAATTACGACAAATCCGTAATTATCCAAGTAAGTTTTCCATGCAATATCATCATCTATAGAATATAACTGTGGAGTATATGTATTCATTTAATGTATGTAAATAAATTATACTTAAATTAATTAGCCAATATATAATACAAATGGCAACCGAAAAAAAATGGATTTTCTACATCATATATAACGAACATTACACATACGCCGGGGTTTCGCCAGACCCTACACGACGATTACGGCAACATAATGGAGAGATTAGCGGTGGTGCTAAATATACAACTGGCAAAGGTGCTGGCTGGCAACACTTATGTTTAGTAGAAGGATTTCGCAATAATATAGAGGCGTTACAATTTGAATGGGCAGTAAAACATATTCCACCGCGAAATGCAGGTGGACTAAAAAATCGCATAAAAAAATTATATACCTTATTCCAAAAAGAAAAATGGACGTCAAAGGCACCAGACGCAAAAGAGGTTCCATTAACAATTGCATGGTGCATTGACGAGGAAATAAAAGCTACGTTAATTCCAAATATTCCATTACCTTCTTATATTAATGAGAAGTGAAACCATAAAAATAAAGCAATAAAAATAAAGCAATAAAAATAAAAAATATACGTATTAAATATATGAATTGTTCGACACTATGCATAATTGGGTTGGTATTCTTAATAGCTAATATTTATCTCTCTATTGGTGCCGATAAGACAAAACACAAGCAGGCGTTTTACGACACCTTAACACCAGAATTAAAAGAAAAATACGAAGGAATAGTAATAGAACGCCGCAATATTTACCTTACTGGTTACGCATATGGCTTAATTTTAGCATTCGGTCTTTTATTTGCTAATAAATTTTATAATAAGAAAACGAAAATGTCGCGCACAACAAATATTGGTATGATGGTCGGTGTAACACTTCTAACTAATTATTTCTATTATATGTTGACACCAAAAAGCGATTTGATGGTGACCCACCTTGATAAAGAGGAACAGCGTATAGCGTGGCAAAAAATATACAAGACCATGCAGTTTAATTATCATATAGGTTTGGTATTAGGAATAATCGCGTCCGGCTTCTTTGGTGCTTCGGTGTGTGCAGTTTAATTATTTTTCAAACAAATAACACATTCTTCCCTTTTTCCTATTTTAAGCTCTCCAACAATAGTTCTATTAATTTCATCAAAAGGAATATTTATTTTAATAACAACACCATCGTTAATGTATGTGCGTAAATACGAATATAGTTCTTTCACAGGTTCATACTGAACAGACAATCCTAATCTCGTAATTTCAGATATAATAGTTTTCGCCTGTTCCTGTCGTTCTTCTTTGGTTTTGTATTCGGATACTTTATATTCTTTCTTAACCTTGTCTTTCTTACCGCGTTTTTTATTATTAGTCATAATAATAAAAAATAAAATTAATGAAGTTGTTCAACGATTAGCGTAAATGACCAATCATTATCGTGTAAGTTAACTAAATTACCTTTATCGTCTAATAATCTGATTCTTAATTTGTCTATCTTCACAGGTCCAGAGTAAACACGTGGAACATTAACATCTGAAACATCCTCGATTAACGGTGTATTCGATGCTTCTGGTCTTGCCTCCGTAGGCCTATTAATACCATCTAAAGGAATAAAAGCCAAAACATCTTTAGAAACAGGTCCATAAACTCTATCCGATGTATTTGGTTTGTCATTATTTTTGCTTAACATAGCATTTTGACTATATATCTGCGCCTTTGTGAGTTTTTCCTGATTACTGCCTCTATTTGCGCCGGTATTTATGGCAGTAATGGAAGAAGAACGGTCCGACACACTAACAATTCCACTATTTATTTGTGCCTGATTGTAATCATTTAATTCAAGTAAGAAATATTTCGGTCCATAGATGTTTGCGGGGACATCTGCGGTTATCTTCGATGCTTCATCAAGTGGTATATCAACACTTGATAATTCACCCGATGCATCAATTCGTCTAAATCCAAGATTCCATCCTAAATTTTGGTTTACAAATGAACCACCAACGCATGTATGACTACAATCAATAAGACCACCCTTTTTGTAGAATACAAAAGATGAGTCAGTACCATAAATAGATACTTTTTGTGTTTTAGAACTTACAATTAAATTAAAACTAGGGTCTTTTGCGCGAATAGCTTCATTTAATCCTTGTACACTATAATTACCAGGTTCAATATTTAGACATTCATGTGGCGGCCCACTTGTCGAAAACGAAGTATTACCTAAATGATGGTCAAAAGTATACCAAGTTGTAGGAATCTGAACCGAACTAATGCTTATCGAAACAACATCGTGAAGCGGTTCAGATAAATCTAGTGTAAAATCGGTATTAAATTCGCGATCATTAAATCCAGGTGCTTTATCACTAGATTTCAATACGTTCTGGCGAAACTGACTATCTATTAAGACAATACGTTTATTTATTCTTTGTTTATTAGGATTATTTAATCCCGTTGATGGTTGTAGTGCTAGATTATGGTAAACATTTGCGTTAAAGTCCATTTGACTCGGATTGGGCATCGAATTGTTATTTTTTAATTTATTTGATAACCTATTCTTAGATTCATTAATAAAAATAAGAATATCATTTTGATTTTGTATTCCTAAACTATTAGAAACCACCTGAGTTAAACTACCAACAGAGTGTTCAAGTTGATTAACACTATAGTTGGAAGGAAGTTTTAATATATTACATAATTCAGAATCAGAATACGAATTGACATTTAAATTACTAATGTTCATTTATATATTTTGTAGTTTATTTTTTATAAATACTTTTAAATTAAAATACTTTTCAGTAATAATAAATAAATATAGTAATAATAAATAAATATAGTAATAATAAATACAAGTTCTAATTGTATAATTTCTTAAATGTAACCGTAAATGACCAATCCATATTGTTTATATCAATAATTCTTCCAAACTCATCTTGTAATTTGATGGTCAATCGTTGTATATCAACGGGTCCAAAATATTCACGCGTCCTATTAGCGTGACCGGTCAACCCAGCATCGCGCGTCGATAAATTATGGTAACCACCACCTGCTAAATTAATCCTAGTGATTATATTATTAGCTTTTGTGTGTGTTCCGTAGGCAACAATAAACGATGGACGCGAATTATTAATGTAATCTTCCATCGATAAAAATGCGTAACGTGGTCCAGTTATGAAACCGGTTCCCTCTGATATGGCCGCTACGGGTGTAGAAGTCTGAATATTTTCACCCATAACATACTCGGCGGCTCTAAACCCCAGCATCCACCCTAATCGAGTTTGAATATTTGTATTCGTATCTAAATTACCATTACTATCAATATTAAAACGAAGTTTGGAAATTCGCTTACGGTTGGTTTCATTAGTAATATAATTATAACTTGTGCCGGCAAGATTTTCATCTGGTAGTGGCGAAGAGAACGTAGATTTACCGTTTATGCGATGAATGGAATACCGTAAATCTTGCCTAGCAATATCTGTTGAACCAGCACCTGTTTCTACAAAATTACTATTTAAATAATCGTATTGTGTTGGTTTTGTAAATTTTGCAAAATTTCCATTTCTATCAATAGCACCAGGAGTGGCAAGTGATAGTGCTTCGTTAATAGCAGTTTCTGCCTTATAGCGCGAGGTTTGAACCATCCACGATGTGGTATCGTAGTTTCCATCAATAACTTGTGATATCCAAGCACATTGAACTGGTTGAAAATTTTCCAAGCTATTTCCCTGTAAGTCGCTATATGCAATATTAGGATTACTTAATGAAAGATCATTTACATTCGTATAATTACTATCCATACTATTGAATGACGAATCACTAATAATGAGCATTTTATTATTTCCATTACTTTCCGATATAGAGTAATAAGTCATAGGCATCTCAATAGCTGATATACGCATACTTATAACCTTCCGTTGTATTTCTGGTAAATCAATGGTAAAATTAGTAGACAAAGTAGTATAATAATTCGGACGAAACCGTGTATCAACACTCATATCTTGTGTAATTGTCCTAACAGCGCCTTGATTTAAATACCAATCAGGTGCAGGTATTTCATATCTACTTTTACCGACAAGTACATTTTCTGAAACATTATCCTCTTCAACGTCTTCAACGTCTTCAACGTCCTCCTCATCCTCCTCCTCCTCACCACTATCCTCAACAACCTCCTCACCACTATCCTCGTCACTCTCATCCTCTTCTTCATCGCTATCTTCACTATCTTCATTTTCCTGTATTACACTCCTTGCTTGAATTAAAAAAGTTTCCAAGTCACCTTTATTTTGCTGTTTCATAGAATCAATTAATTCATCCATAGCTTCAATTCGTTGGTCGTAACTGGATGTTTCATCTAAATCAATAATATCCAATATATCTTGTAAATTATAATTATTAATATCCGTATCTAGTTCAGATAAATCCATATATACTTAATTTGTATTTCTTTTATGTGAAAATAAATTGATTTTGTAAAAGGATATATTATATTATTAAGAATGGCTGCAGACTGTCCTATTTGCTGCGAATATTACAATAATTCCACACGCAAATCCGTAAGATGTGAATTTGGTGATTGCAATTACACTGCTTGTAAAACTTGTGTGCGCCAATATTTACTAGGAACAACAAGCGACCCACACTGTATGAACTGTAAGAAAGCGTGGAGTCAAAATTTTATGGTTATGAAACTTAATAGAAGTTTTATAACGACTGATTATAAAAAACATCGTAGCTCTTTGCTTATTCAACGTGAAATAAGCAAATTACCCGAAACGATGCAGTTAGCCGAACAACATAAAAAAGCAGAATTAAAAGAACAAGAGGCAAGAGAAATGAATAGTCAAATAACAAAATTAAACGCAGAAATGAACAAGTTAAGATACGAACAATCTTTATGCTGGCGAGATGCTTCAAATCTTCGTAATAACAAGGTAAAAGAAGAAAAAAAAGAATTTATTATGCCTTGTCCAAGTGAAAAATGTAGAGGATTTCTATCTACCCAATATAAATGTGGATTTTGTAATATGTATACGTGTCCAAAATGTATTGAAATTATTGGACCAAATAAAAACGTTCCTCATACCTGCAATGAAGAAAATGTTAAATCTGCCGAACTGATTCGTAAAGAAACCAAACCGTGTCCATCGTGTGGAACTCGCATTTCAAAAATAGACGGATGCGACCAAATGTGGTGTATTGAATGTCACAAAGCGTTCAGTTGGAAAACCGGTAAAATCGATAATGGTACTATTCATAATCCACATTTTTATCAATATCAACGCAATAACAATAATGGTAACGTCCCACGTGCGCCGGGCGACGTAGTATGTGGGGGGCTATGTAGCTATCACGATATTAGAATAATCATCATACCAAAAATAAAAGAGGCTATGACATCACACATAGAGCCGACCAGTGCCAATTTTGTAAAAAAATGCAACGAATTGTTAGATACAAAGTGTCATGAATTGTTATATATACATCGCATATTAAATCATATTACATATGTTACATTGCACGATATTCGTGAAAAAGTAGCCAGATTATCAAATTATGAAAAAATGCGCATAGATTATATTTTGCAAAAAATTACAAAAAACGATATGGAAAGTGCTATATATAAAAATGATATTCAAAGACGAAAGCTAACAGAACAGCTTCATATATATGAACTATTTAACACAGTTGGGATAGAAATGTTTGCTGGTTTGGTTAACAGTAAAAATAACCACGTTACCGATGTTAAATTTATAGATGAATTAAACAATCGCATTAATGAATACAATAATTTGCGTATATATTGCAATGAAGAATTCTCAAAAATGAGCGTGACATACAACCAGGTAGCACCAATAATAACAGATGTATGGAATTTAACAACACAAAAAACACAAATTACTAGTGTAAATAAAACCAAAAATATAGATAAAAAATAACAAACTAATTCAGTTAGCCAAATAAACATTAAATTACAAAATATCCAATCTAAATCTTTTATTAAACATTTTTTTCAAATGTTTAATAAAATTAAATTTATTATTATCAATAATCCACATAGGAACACGTATTATTCCCTGCCCCCTTTTAACGTGTGTAGCACCTTTAAAAAGTAAAATATCACACATTTTAAATATTTTCAACTCTTTATCTGTTAGTTCGCTACGGTCTATTCTATATTTACTTCTGTATACATAAAAATTATAATTATAGTCCTTATATATTTTAGGGCGTTTACTGAGAACTAGTTTTTTATATATTAACCCTACACCCACAACATTATTTTTATCATTCTGCATTTCAAGAACAAATATGGGTGAATCGATTGATATATCATCGCTTATTTTTTTTTGTAATCCATAAACACAACCATGCCAATTATTTGTAGTTCTCCATTGAGTATTTTCATCCCATGTTTCATTGTTAAATCTGGTTGTAGCTACTTCGCACATTACAATATATTTAATTAATTAGAGAGATTAATCAATTTTATTAATAATAATATAAATAATATTATTATTTATATTATGAGAGCGATTTATTATTTGTTTATTGTAGTATTATTAATATCAAAAGTAGCATATTTAGTTTCATCAGCAAAACTATACTATGTTGAACATAAAACACCAACAGACCCAACTATACCATCTTTGGAAAAACAAACAAAAAGATTATTAGCTGCAAGTACGGCCGGAATTATTATCGCATTATTGATAGATTTTGGACATAGCATAATAAGAGGCGAGGGTAAAATAGAAGTAGACAGGACAGAACAAGTAATATATTTTATATCTGGTATATTAGGGTTGTTACATATGGACTGGGAATTAATACTATATAACAAATAGACTATATAACAAATATACGCTATCAAGT